AAATTTACAAGCTTTTGCAAACATACCTACATTTGATAATGTAAGTGATTTAAACAACACATCTGGTTTTACAATTGCACTAGGACAAATAGATTCTGCAGGTAATGTTACAGGAGCTACAACAACAGATTCTTTAACACAACCAATAAATTATTTTTATATAACTAGCACAAGTAGTGCTACAACAGGAGGCATATCTGGTGGTGGAGATAACTGTTCAGCAGGCCCAGTAACATTAGGAGTTGTAAACGGATAATGGCATATACTTTAGATAACTTAAGAACTGATATTAGAAACTACACAGAGGTAAGTAGTAATGTTCTTTCTGACACTGTGTTAGAGAGAATAATTAAAAATGCAGAATTAAAAATACATAGAGCAATTGATACAGATCAAAGCGTATTTTATGCAACATCTAACTTAATTATTGGTAACAGATATGTAACTATTCCGGCTGATTTAAGATTTATTAGATATGTACAACTTAAAAATTCTGATAATGAACAATTCTTTTTAGAACAAAGGGACACTAGTTTTATGGCAGAATATTATTCAACACCTGGCACTTCAGCTGTGGATATACCAAAATATTATGCAAATTGGGACGAAGAGTTTTGGGTAGTGGCCCCAACACCTGACAGAACTTACGATATTACACTAGCTTATGACAAAGAGCCGCCAACACTTACAACTGATACTTCTGGCACTTATTTGTCAAATAAATATTCAGATCTTTTATTAAACGCCTGCTTGGTAAATGCATATGGGTACTTGAAAGGACCGCAGGATATGTTACAATACTATCAAGCTGCTTATAATGAAGCTTTAGAAACGTATGCTCTCGAGCAAATCGGGAACAGACGCAGAGACGAATATCAAGATGGTGAAGTTCGGGCTCAACTTAACGTCAAACCACCATCAAGTTATGGAAAATAAATAGGAGAAAATAAAAATGGCAAACGTAGTACCTTACTCATTCGCACAAGAATTGTTAAAAGGACAACATAATTTCCCAACTAACACTATCTACATAGCGTTGTATGAAGCTGGATCAGGAGCACCTTATGCTGTTTCAGATACTGCTTATAGTTCAGGAACAGCTAACCAAGTTTCAGGAACTGGGTATACAACTGGTGGAAAAGTTTTGCAAAATGGAACTGTTGCTAACCAAACAAGTGTTGCAACTGTGACTTTTGATACGATATCGTGGACGTCAGCAACTTTTGGCGCTGCTTATGGAGTTCTATATAACAATTCATCGTCTGATAAGTTAATCGTTGTTCTAGATTTTGGTGGAACCAAGTCTTGTTCAAACGGAACATTTACAATCACGTTCCCAAGTACAAGTTCAAGTGGACCAGGTGCAGCTGGAACAAATTCGCTTATCAGTATAAGTTCGTAATAGGAGAATAAAATGGCTTTGGTTTTAAATGACAGAGTAAAAGTTACAAGCACAACTACTGGCACAGGTGCGTTTGCACTAGGAGCAGCAGCAACAGGTTTTGAAACTTTTGCACAAGGTATAGGAAATAATAACACAACTTATTATTGTATTTTTAATCAAGGTACAACAGAGTTTGAAACTGGACTTGGTACACTAGATGGATCAAGTGCAAATTTAACTAGAACTGCAGTTATCTCCAGTTCTAATTCAGACTCAGCTGTTGACTTTTCTGCAGGTACAAAAGATGTATTTTGTACTCTCCCTGCAAGTAAAACAATGGATATGGTATTAACAACACAAGGAGATATGCCATACGCATCGGCAGCAAACACACCTGCACGTCTAGCATTAGGATCCGCTGGACATATTTTGCAAGTTAACTCTGGAGGAAACGCTCCCGAATGGGCAGCATCATCTGGAGTAAGTTCTGGATTCGTGATTGCTATGTCAATTGCGTTATAGTATAGGTAAATTATGGCTCAAAATTTTAAAAATTACATTCAAAGAAATATAGGGACATCAGGAGTAGACCTTTTAGGTGGAGCTACTAACAGTATTGATTGTTTAATTAGCGTAAGATTAGCTAATACTACAACTTCAACAATAACAGTAGAAGTTTATATTGAAAGAGGTGGATCTAATTATTTTTTAATTAAAAATGCGCCCATAGTTAGTGGTGGATCTCTTGAACTTATTGATGGAGGCAGTAAAATTGTTCTTGCTTCTGGAGATCAACTATATGCTAAATCAGATACAGCATCATCTTTAGATGCAGTGGTAGGCGCAGTAGATGATATAAGCACGTAAGGAGACTCATGGCTTATTTAGGAAACTCACCAGCAAGAAGCTTCATAAGTTTTGAGAGACAAGTATTTACAATCGTAAACTCTCAAACTGCGTACACTTTAGATCATTCCGTAACTAACGAAAATGATATTAGACTTGTAATCAATAACGTAGTTCAAGAACCTGGATCAGGTAAAGCATATACTGCATCAGGCACAACTCTTACACTATCCGCAGCGTTAGTTAATGGTACGGACGAAATGTATTGTGTATTTCTAGGTAGAGCGGTGGGGACAGTTAATCCACCAGTAGGATCTGTAGCGTCAACTCAATTAGCTGCGGACGCAGTTACAAATGCTAAAGTAGCCTCGTCTGTAATTACAGGACAAACCGCAAAAACATCAATTGCTACAGACGATTTAATTTTATTATCAGATACTTCTGCTTCTGGTGCATTAAAAAAAATGACACAAGCAAATTTTGTGGCCGGTGTTGGTGGTGCTATGACACCAGCTTTTGCAGCAACACAAGCAAACACAGGATTTACTGCTAGTGCAGATAGTAAAATAGCTTATGCAACAGAAATTTTTGATACTGATAATTGTTATGACAACTCATCTAATTATAGATTCACACCAACAACTGCTGGAAAATATTTTGTATTTGCCAATATAGCTTTTGATGCTGATAGTGCTTATGCAAGACACCAAATTAAAATTTATAAAAATGGTTCACACCATGCAAGATCACAATTAAAATTAACAAGTAGTTATTTTGCAGCTTCAGATACAGCAGCAAATATACATTATGTAGTAGATATGAATGGATCTAGTGATTATTTAGAAATTTATGGTTTTTTAGATCAAAATGGAGCAACACAAAATACTGCTGGTTATGGAGTATTTGGAGCATTTAGAATAATAACATAGGATAAATTATGGCAATAAGTAAAGTAGGATTAACAACAGGAATTACAGGGACACTACCAATAGCAAATGGTGGTACAGGTGCAACTAGCTTTTCACCTGGTAAAGTTTTGCAAGTTGTTCAAGGCACAACATCTGTAACACATACTACTACAAGCACAACACCTGCTGATACTGGATTAACTGTTGATATTACTCCAGCATCTTCATCTAATAAAGTTTTAGTAATGGCTAGTTTCCCAGTTAGATTTTATAAAACTAGCAACTATTATGCAAACGGTATGTTTAACCTTAAAAGAGATACTACAAATATTATTGCAAGATCAGGGAGTAACGTTCAAGATTTTGGTGTAGAAGCTGGAGCTTTAGGATCTAGTAGTTATGTTTCAAATCCAATTAAAATGCACATGCAAATACTTGATAGTCCAAGCACAACAAGTGCAACTACTTATAAAGTTCAAGCTGCAGCTTTTGCTAGTACTTCAGTTGAAAGTATGTGGAATAGTCAACCTGGACATATAATAGTTATGGAGGTATCAGCATAATGAGTAATAATATTGTTAGAGCTATAAAAGCAATAAATCCTGATGCAGAATTTAGTTTTTTTGGTGAAGATTTAGATACTATTCAATGGAGTAAAGGAACAACACCTATTTCAAAAACTGATATAGAAGCTAAGATAGCAGAGTTACCTACTGAAGAAGAAGAAAAAATTGCAAGAAAAACAGATGCAATTTCAGGAGAACAAAAACTCAAAGATTTAGGATTAACTGACGCTGAAATAAAAGCATTAACAACAGGAGCATAAGCATTTGAATTTTAAACAAAACCATAATATAAAGAATAAGGAGAAAAACTATGGCATCACTATCAAGCAAGGTCAGAGAATATTGCGCTAATAACGGCGTAGCATCTGTTGACTTTACCACGGACGTTTTACTTCAGGATGACTCGAACGGTCAGGGCCCTTACATCAAGCAATGGAATATTTCTGGTGTAGCGCAACCAACTG